CAGCGGTATCCACTCCACCTCGTCGGGCAACCATTCCACGCCCCCGTCAGGATGCTCCGAGCAGGCCGACAACTCGGTGTCGGTCAGCGTCAGCAGCTCACGGCAGTGGGCGCAGCGGTACACCACATCAGTCCACCGTGGCGGTCATGGCACCAGCAGCAAACTGCGGCTGAATGCCGTTGCTGATCGACAGGCTGGCATTGAGCGCACCTTTCAGCAGCAGGTTGCCGGCGCCCGTGCTGTCCGTGCCGATGCCAAAGTGCGTGGCCGTGGCGGACCCCGCCGTACACTGACCGAACTGCACCAGCGCGGTGTTGGCGATGGTGGAGGTTGTCCGCGTCCAGCCGCCTGCCGTGCGGTTCACAGCCACGCGGGCGTAGCCGGTGTAGCTGATCTCGTTGGTGCTCTGGTTGCCCGCCTCTCCAGGGTCTGCGCTGTGCAGCGAGATGTAAAACGAACCCGCCGTGGCGCTGTTCTGCAGGCCAGCAGCGTCCCCGATGTTGGCCCAATCGACGTTCAGGAACAGGAGGTCGAGAAGTGCCGCTTCGGCGGCGTTGGTCATGGACATGGTTCAGGCCCTTTCAGTCTTCGTTGACAACCTCACCGGAGAACCCGGTGGAGGTCTTGGTGATCTGGATCTTCTTGCCGCCGCCGCCCGTGGACACGATGATCGGCTGCTGCGGCCTCATGTCCGCGACCTGCCTGGCCAACGATTCAACCATGGACTTCAGTTCGTCCAGTGTTTCGCTGACTTTATCATCAGACTCATCGGACTCGGACTCTTCTTCGCTGCCGGATTCTTCCTCGGCTTGCTGCTGCTTGAGTGCCTTAGCCAAGGATGCGAACTTCGCGGCATTGTCCATCCGCATGTTTTCGAGTTCCAGTTCGCGCTTGGCCGCCTCGAACGGATCAACCTGCAGCGCTGCCGGCTCGGGCGCGGGCGCGGGCGCTGGCTGCGCTTGCGGCTGCATCATCGCACCATCAACCTCGCCTCCGATCTTGACCATGATCTCGGCCGTCTTTGCCTGCGTCAGTTCGGCGTCGGCCACCGTGTTGACCACATCGGCGCGGGCCTTGGCAGCCTTGGCCTGGGCCTCCTCGGCTGCAGCCTGCAGGAACACCGCGTTCGGGTCTTGCGGCTGGCCCTGCAGCTCGATCATCATCTCTTCGGCTTCCTCGTCAGTCGGCTTGATGACGCCCATCTTCACCAGACGCATGCGGAAGTAATCCCTCACGTCGCCGATGCCCTCGCCTTCCATGTTCATCATGGCCATCGCCTGCAGGACTTGCTGCGTCTCGGCATCTTGCGTGATGGCCATCATGCCCGTCAGCGCCCGCACCGTGGCTGCGCGCTTGCTACTACTGCTGGGTCCGACTTCGACGTTGACGTCCAGCTTTGCGCCGCTGAGATCATTCGAAAGCGCCATCTCGCCGGTATCGGTGACCATCGGCTTCATCAGCTCGATCTGCATCGGATCGCCGTTGGGGCTAATGCCCTTCATCTTGCGGCCTTCCTCGACGTAGACCTCGCGGGCCATGGAAAGCCACACCTCGCCGCAGCGCTTCATGGCCTTGGCGAAGTTGCTCATGTAGATGAAGGTCTGCATGTCCAGGCGCGTCTGGATCAACTCCACGGCCTTGCCGGAAGTGTTCGAGACCATCTTGTCGGCCTGCTGCGAGGCGCCAAGAATCTCCTGCATGTCAGACTCTGTGATCTGCAGCAGCGCGGCCATCGCAGGCGGAATCGTCGGGCTCTTGGTGTACGCCACCGGCCCAGCTGCCTGCTGGCTTCCGTCAGGCCCGCTGATCGGGTTGACCAGCAGATACGGGTAGTTGCGCAGGTTGTCGTCGGCCCACATGACTTGGTGGCCGGCGACCTGCTCAGGCAGCAGTATCGGCTTCTCGACACTCGACAGCGCGCTGATCTCGGCGAGCTTCGACAGCTGCATGTTCTTCAGGCGCTGGCTGTCCTTGGCCAGGCGCACATGGCCCATACACCGCTCGATGTTGTCCACGAACCAGCGCTTGCCGTAGTTCGGGATCACCGGGATGCACTCGCCTGCGATGAACCCGGAGTCCTCGAGCACCTTACCGCCGCTCATCAGGTACTTGCGCACGCGCTTGCGCTTGATCTTGCGCTGCCGCACCTCGACGCTTCCAATGGCGGCCAGCGTGTCCTCAAGCGTCTCATCGGCGTCGAACTCGCTCTGACGGTATTTCTCTTCGGTGCCGTCAATGGCCCGGAACACGCGGATGGTCTCGGTGACGTCCTCAACCTTGAAGTACTGCGCCACGAAAACAACGTCCGGCGTCTGCCAGTCGAACTCGTACTGGTGGACGATCTTCGGCCAGTCGGTCGGGTCGTCTCCAAACTCTGCGATGTAGCTGGCCCGCGTCATGCTGGAGACCACGAACGCGAACCTGGCGTCGGACTTGTCCTGGCGCTTGGCGTTCAGGTCGAAGTAAACGCTGGAGTCCGCGTCGAAGATCGGCTCAATGCGGATGCGCTGGCGCTCGTTGTCAGGGTCGCCCTCGTCCTCGTAGACGGTGCGCAGGCGCCACGCCCCAATGCCGCCGCCCACGGCCTCCTCAAAGGCATTGTCATAGGCCTCATCAGCCACGCTGTCCTGCTCGTCGGCCCGGTACAGGGCATCGCATGTCTCTGCCAGCTTGTCGGCCTCTGGGCCGCCGCCGTCCTTCGGCGTGAAGTCCACCGTCACGCGGTTGGCGCGGTACTCGTTGATGATGCGGATGACGCTCAGGTGAACCTTGTTCACCTCCATGCGCGGCTTGTTCTCGTAGATGTCGCGCAGCGGGCCTTCCCATTGGCTGCCGGCCAGGCTGTAGAAACGGCGGTCCTGCAAGCACTGCAGGCGCTCGTCGCGCAGGGCGGTCTGAATGTCGTTGAATTGCCGCAGCGCTTCCTGGTGCAGGTTTGTGAGCCTCTGCTCGGTGGACATGCGCGCCATGGTGGCTCCGGTTGATTTCCTTGCGGGATTATGCTACCAGCGGCTAGTAGTAGGCAATGGCACCGCAGATACCTGCCGCGTGACCGCTGCGGCACGCCTCATGCCCTCGCAAGCGTACCTCAATGCGTCGATGACGTGATTGTGCTTGTCCTGCAGCACCGGGAGTATCTGGCCCGTCAGTGGGTCGGTCTTGTACGAATAGTGCGTCAGCTCGTCAATCGTGTGCAGGCAGCGCGGGTGCACTACGATGTCGTAGGACTTCAGCCATTCGATGCCCTCCTCGACGCTGCGCGGGCCTTTGACGGCCGCCATGATCTTGGGGAACCCGTGCTTGCGCATGTGGCTGATGGTCTCAGGCCTCGAGCTGTCGGCCACCATGGGCCATCTCTCGGCCTCTGGCACGGTCATGAACAGGTCGGGCGTGTTCATGATCTCGCAGCCCACCATATAGGCTTCGTGGTCAATGTAGAGCGTGCGGCCGACAACGTGGCAGCGCACCAGCACCGTCGGGTCGGTGGCGAATCCCCAGTCGGCGCCCAGGCGGTGGATCGCGTCCTTCGGTGAATCGAAGTCCTCGACCTTCCAGTTCTGGAACACGCGAGCCGTGCTGTTGCTGACGTAGCCGCCGCGCCAGACGTGCGCGTACTTGTCCGGGTCTCGGCCACGGTCGTATTCCATCTCGGCCCGCAGCACGTCAGGGAACCACGGGTTCTGGTCGAAGTTCACCTCGACCACCACGGCGTCAGGCGGCGGCTTCGGGCCGCGCAGCAGCTGGTCTACCGGGTCGGAGTCCTGGCTCGGGTTCCAGGTGAACCACAGTTCCGAGTCCGGCTTGCGGATCGTCGGCCGCAGCAGGTCCAGGCTTCGCTGGCTCAGGCTCTGCGCTTCCTCGACCCAGGCGCGGTCGTAGCCTTCCAGGGACTTGATTGAGTCCGCTGTGTGGTTCTGCATGCCCTGGAAGATGATCAGCCCGTCGCCGCGCTTGGACTTGATCACGGCCTCCTGGACCTCGAAGTAAGCACCCGCGTTCAGCGCCTCGATCTTGAGCTCCAGCAGGCGCTTCACAGACTGGCTCAGGGACTTCTGCACCTCGCGCACGCAGACGCTACGGCTGGTCGGGTCCATGATGTGGGCTTCGATCAGCATCTCGGCGAATAGATGCGACTTGCCCGAGCCCCGGCCGCCGTGAGCGCCCTTGTACCGCGCCTGGCCCAGCAGCGGCAGCGCCCACTCTGGGGTTTCGATGCGCAGGGTTGTCACTTAACCACCACGCGCTCGATGCGATGCACCAGCGGAGATTCCTTGTCGCCGCTGATCTCGATTTTCTCGCCGTATTTCTTCGGCGCGAGTTTCGATAACAGCCACTTGCGAGTATCTACCTGGAGTTTGTGCTTTTGCACGGCGGCCCAATCCTTCCGGCCATCGGGAGTTTCTCCGACATCGACGTCGGATAACTCCATGACCTCTTGGGCGATGCGTTCGACGTAATTCTCCCTCGCGCGTGCGTAGCTCTCAGCCAGAGCGCTGTCCTGACTCACCCACAGCATGAAGGTGCTGTTCTTCACACCGGCCTTCTCGCAGGCCTTCCAACAGCTCATGCCGGTTTCCATGTTCGCCAGAACGGCATCGGCCAGCTTTGTCCGCTCCGGGCTTCCTTGCTTGGTCGGTTTGTTTGCCATGTTTGCTCCTATGTTAGTGACCACTCATGGTCTCAGAAACGGGTCCGGCGCTTGCCGCTGGACTCTACGCGTTCTACACGTCTACACGTAGAACACGTGATTTTCAAAACCCCTCCATGTGCGTGCGCATGTGTGTGTGCATGTGTATTAGTATAGACATGGTGTAGAACGTGTAGAACGTGTAGAACTCCAATGCTGACAACAACTTAGCACGTGTAGAGACTCTACACGTTCTACTCGTCCTTGATCCAGACCCGAACACTCCTTCCGTTGGCTGATTTCGTGACCACGGTGCGCCAGCCGAGCACACGCATCACTCGACCGACTCGTTTCTGCGCAATCTGGTCATGGCGACCGATCTCGATCTTGAGACAGTCGGACAAAATCTCAGAGGTTGTCGGCCGATTCTGATTCCACAGCCATCCACCGATGACGGCTTCCCAGGAGTCCGAATCGCGCCTGGACTCGACTTCTTGGTTCTGCAAGTCCATCGGGACGTCCCACCATGATCCGCCATCGTTGAACAGATGGACGGCTTCAGCAAAGAGTTGGTCTCTGTTTTCTTGAAGCCAGTCGTGGTTCACGTTGCCGCAGCGAACGGGCCAGAATCGGCGGGCTCCAGTTTCATCACGCTGCCAGTCGTCGCGGTTTGTTGTGCAGGCCAAAACTGTTTGTCTCGGATGGTTTTCTGTGTTCCTGCCGTAGCTCTTTCTATATCTGTCCATCTGGCAAGAGATAATGCCTTTGATGCGCTCGACCTCTGCTCGAGTAAATGAGTGCATCTCAGCAATCTCGACCAGCATGTGGCCTTTCAGTACTTCGTAGAAGTCTTTGTGCGTCACGTTTTCGTGACACTCCGTGAACCACTTGCCTCCGAGGATGCGCAGCGCGGTGGACTTGCCGGCGCCTTGCGTTCCTTCCAGAACAGGCACGGTGTCAACCTTGCATCCTGGCCGAAACACTCGGGCCACCATTGACATGACCCAGCAGCGCCCTACGGCATCGGTGTAGGCGTTTTCTTGGGCTCCAAGGCCTTCTGACATCAGGTAGGACAGCCGGCGCACGCCGTCCCAGGCAAGCGACTTCAGCCAATCCTTGCACTCGTTGCGGGTGTCGTGGAAGGCGGCCACCACAGCAGCGTCGTGGCACGTTTGCAGGCCGATGCGCGTGAGTCCTACGTGGCGTTGCATGTAGAGCTGCAGCAGCACGTCGTCGGCGTCTTTCCACTGGCGTGCCTCGCCCTGCCAAGTGGTCATGATCGTGTCTAGGAACTCGTCGTACCAAATCTTGCCGCGCAGATTTGGATCAGACTCAATCGCCCTGACCACGTTGTCAAGGTTCATGATGGGCGTGCCGTTCGGCATCAGCACCAAATCAAGTTGTGGCCGAGCGTCGATCTCGCCAGTTTCTGGGTCGATTGATTGTGGGATGGCCACGGCTGCAGCAGGTTGTCTCGGCCTTGGCTTGCGGTCCATTCCAAGCTCGGCCGCAGCAGCTTTGACCGCCTTGGTCATGTCACCGCCGTGGTCGTAGTACCGATACAGATCGAACGCGCCCACCAGCTGGCCGCTCTCGTCGCTGCACAGCGGGTCTGATGCGTGGTGAATCCAGGCCTTGTCTTCGAAGATCACAACGCCTGCCAGGCCGGTGCTGGAGTGCGGTGAGAGCCACCGCTTGCCCTGCTGGCGGTAGCCGTACTGCGCAAGGGCAGCCTCGATGCTGTGCGCCTGGTCGTAGGCGTCGATCACAGAAGGCGTGGTATCGTTCCCAGACGGGATGCGAGTTTTCGCAGGCTTCGGTGTCGGCCGCTCAGGTGCCCATGGGCACAGGCCCTGCAGCTGCGGCTTGAGAGCATCCCAGTTTTTCCACAGGGACAGCAGCCAGGCGGGCGGCTCTGGAATGACACCGTTTGGTTTTGTCAGCCAGATGTAGGGCTGGCCGGTGTCGGGGTGCACGCTGGGCGGCAGGACGTCCTGGCGTTGCTGCGTGTCGGCTGCCCGAATCTCAAAGACCGTGAAGCGCTTGGCCGTGTCGTCCTGTTTGGGCCATGACAGCGAGTGATAGGCCAGCGTCTGGCCCTCTGGCACGCGGAACAGAAGCCGCATTCCTGGCGGCTTGCCTTGGATGGTCGGAACCTGCGCGGCAAGTGCGTCGATGTCCCATCCAAATTCTGCGCAGATGATGCGCATCGCCTCGAGGTTGTCGATGTCCAGGCTGCACAGGCGCGATGGTCCCAGCGCGGCGCCCATATTTGCGTCTGGATGCTGCTGGTAATACTTGCGGGCGGCATCATGGTCGGTGATGCACTCGTTTCCCCAGTTGTCCGACAGCGGGCGCTTGCCTCGCGGCGGAAGCGGCACCAAGTGCATGCCGTACTTGCGCACATAGGTGGCGGCGTAGTCTGCGGTGGTGGCCATCAAAACAGGCCTCCTTGCCGCGCTACCTGCGGTTGATGCTCGATCCACTCATGGATCACGCGGCCTGGTGGAACCTCGTCAAGCCTGATCCATGGCCGCATGTTGTGTCTGGGGGATAGGACCACATCGAGGCAGTCCATGCACTGGATGCAGATGTGGACTGTGCCATTGGCGAAGACGCGCCGGGTGTAACGGCGCTCGCCGTCGTGCGAGCAGATGCTCATGGTGAACTCCTAGAGCCAGCCAGACGTATCCGGGTGGCGCAGGTTGATGGGAAAGTCCAGTATAGACCCGCAGCGCGGGCCAAAGTCAAGCCTCAGAACGCCAGGTCGTCATCCATGTCGTCAAAGTTCGTCTTCGGCTTCGCTGCCGCCTGGCGCTCACGCTCGGACCGTTCCCGGATGGCAATCGCATCGCGCTGATCCTGGGTCATTCGAGGTGCAGGCGCGGCAGCTGGTGCAGGGGCCGGTGCGTAGGCTGCAGGCTCGTCCTTCGGCTTCACAGACAGGCTCATGTACTTCTGACCCGCCAGCTTGGTTCCGTCGCGCCCCTGCTTGATCCAGGCCGAAAGCCAGTATTCGCGGCCGTCCACGTTGATGCTGCCCCGGTAGTCCGGGCGGCTTTCGTTGCCCTGCTTGTCGTTCTTGGCCAGAAGGCCGCTGTTTTCGTTGCTGTACTGAGTCATGGTTCCTCTATGGTGATGCGGCTGCGCCGCTTGGTGATGGGCCTGCGGCCCAGGTGAAACAGGTGGCAATGAGGGCAGTGGTAAATCTGCCGGCTGCGGCCACGGCGCGAGGCGCGTTCGCCTACGCGCTGGGCCTGAAGAAACGACGAAAACGCGATTTTTCCAGTGCAAGCACTGGCGCGATAGTCGTCATCGACGGTCATGCCAGCAACGCCTGCGCATCCTCAACAGACCGGCAAACCCCGGCCACGCCGCCCGCCTGGCGGATCGTGGCTAGAAATTCCTCCTGGCCTGGACGCATGCGGCCGGTGGCGGATTTGACCTCAATGGCCAGCGTGCGGCCGTCTTTCAGCACGCCCATGATGTCCGACATCCCCTTGGCGGTGTTCGCCCGTATGTACCGCACAGACCCGTCGCGGTTGCGCTCTTGGAACGTGCCCGAGTTCTGTCGCCAGCACTGGGCCACCTTCGGGTGACGTTTCAGCAGCGCAATGACGGCCTTGAGAATCTGCGCCTCTGTAGGCTGCCCTGACGCTTTCCTCGGCCCGCGCTTCACAGGCTCAGGCGGAATGTCCAGCAGCACGCGGGGCTTGCCGCTGATGGCGGCATAGCGATCCATCGCGGCTTGGTTGCGAAGCATGACTTCGCGCAGGGTTTCGCGGCCTCTTGTTTTCACTGATGCTCCAGCATTGCGTTGATTCTGCTTCCAATCCAGCGCACCACTGGAACAGCCCAGCTATTGCCGAGCGCCTTGTAGCGCGGCCCATCAGGGCACTCGCTTGCGGTCTTCTTGCGCCACGGGATGGCGGTGTAGTTGTCTGGGAAGCCTTGCAGGCGTTCGCACTCGACGGGGGTTAGGCGGCGGACTTGCATGGCGGTCTGGATGATGTCGCCACCTTGATTGCCGTGTTGCACACCGCCAGCCATCAACGGCTGCAGAACATCAACTTGACGCGCCTTGTAATCACGCCCACTGTTCTGCGGCATGATCGACCACGCCACCGCCGGCGCGTGCGCCCCCGCCGCCAGCGGATGGCATTGGTCGCCCGGCTTCGGGTTGCTGTAGTTCGCCGGGCTGGTGATCTGCGTGGTGTCAAATGGAGTTGGTTGCAGCACCGCCGTCGTGGTGCTGTTCTCAACGCCGCTTGGAATGCGGGAACGCAAACTGCTGGATAAGTCTGTGAAACTGGCTACGCTGGCCGTGCCGTCAGTGCCGTGGAGGGTGACGCCAACAGGCACCATATATCCTGCTGCCGCATGGTCTACGCTGTTGCTCCAGCCACCGCTGTCCTTGCAGGCCTTCATCGTCCCGGCGATCTCAGGCACTGGGTGAATAACAGCAGGCACTTGACACGCCTGTAACTGAGCCGTGGGCTTTGGATCAAGACCCCGAGAGTCTCCACCTGATTGCCAGTCAAACGCCTGGGCATCGAAGCCGCCCCCGATGGTAGGAATCAGCGTCTCCGATTCCGCATCCAGCCGCCGCTGCCCCCCCGCGTTGAGGCACATGGAAACGACGGCGTGCTGGTCTACGCAGTTCTGCGTATACGCCACATCAGCAAGCACCTCACCATGCTGCGGCCCGGCTTCGGGCTTTCTGCCGATGGCAGCGCCCTTGATGCACCATGTCTGCTGAATCACTCCTCCGTCGCAGTCAAAGTCGGTCCCGAGGCCACCGCCTGCAGTGCTGCGTGAAGGGATGGTGGGAGCGACTTTCCCCGCTTCTCTGCTCGGCGCAGTATCCCGGCGCAGGCCGTCGAACTCAAAAAGAACCTGCGCGGGATCGAACCCTGCTCGAGCACTTGCGACAACGAACACACGGCGGCGTCGTTGGGCCACTCCGAAGTATTGGGCATCCAGGACACGCCAGGCGACTGTGCGCTGGGGTCCAGCAACCACACCCGCGTTGGTCCACCCGGTCGCGGCCAACGGGTTGATGGTGGTATCGCAGCCAGCGAGCGCAGACAGGAAGCACCCAAAGGCGTTGTCTTGGGTTGAGAGAACACCTGGGACGTTTTCCCAAAGGACGATGCACTCGTCATCGCCTCGGGCTCGTCGAACATCGTCAATTGCATTTGCGATCTCGCAGAATGTGAGCGACAGGTTTCCCCGCGCATCGTCAAGGGACCGGCGCAGGCCGGCCACGGAAAAGGCTTGGCACGGAGTGCCGCCGCAAAACAGGTCTGGAGCCTCAACCTCACCCGAGCGGATGCGGGCAGGCAGTGTGGTTATGTCCCCGAGGTTGGGGACGTTGGGGTAGTGGTGCGCAAGCACCGCAGAGGGGAATGGCTCAATCTCGGCCAGCCACGCAGCTTTCCACCCGAGCGGGTGCCACGCCACGCTTGCGGCTTCAATGCCGCTGCAGGCGCTGCCAAATGTCACCATCTCGCATCCCCCACATCCTGATGCGTCTCCCGCAAATACCGCGACGGCAGACGCTTGACAGTACCCCGCAGCACCGATTCAGGCAGGCCGGGAAACGGCCAATCCGGGCGAATGCGGGCCACGCGCAGGGTTGCCACGTTGACCTCCAGCACCATGGCGTCCTGGCCATCGGATAGGCGCACGCGGTCGCCTTGCTTCATTCCAGAATCTCCCGAATCTCCGCCAGCATCTCGCGCACGGTGTCGAGCTGGATGCCACGGTTTACGCTGGTGCTTAGCTGGTGGCCATACGCTTGCATGTTGCGCTCCGACAGCTCGCGCAGATGATCCAGCGCAGCAATTGCCATGTGCGCCGTGGCGATGTCTCGCGCCGTGATCTTCTGGCCGCGCCGCTCTGTGAGTTCCACCAGGCGCAGGTGTGTGGTGTCCAGGGCGCTCACGGCTTAACCTCCGATGCGAACCACTCTGGCCTGATTTGCATCAGTTGCCACATGCGCGCCGGCGGTGGCGTCTCGCCCCACTTGTGCACGGCCACGCGGCTGATGCCCAGCAAGCGGGCCAATGCGCTGATGGAGCCTGCCCGCGTGATCGCGTCGGCTGTGCTGATGGCCGGCATGGGGCCGGCATGGCGTTTTTGTTTCATGCCCACACTGTAACCGATCCCGCGTCAAACTGTAAACCCTAGTTTTCAGTCGGGAATGCGTTGCAGGTGTTAACTTTGGTTTATGATTCATCCATCGCAACACGCAACCGGAGCAACGACATGGACAACATCAAGACCATCAAACCCGAAGTGCAAAAACACGGAAGGTACATCGCGGTTCTCAACAGCCGTACCGCGCACAAAACGATCAGTGCCTTGAGAGCGGATGACTATGGCGTCGAGTTCGTAGCCAAATTGTCAAACGGAGGTCAAGCGTGGATGGTCTCTGGCGAACCTTCCCTGCGCGAACGCCTGTGCATTCCGATGACTGTCGGCGAGGCCTCCGTTGCCGCCTCGAACGTGATCTAACCCCATTACCAACCAAACCACACCATGCAACCCCTCCGCCTCATCGACTACACCTTCGCCGCCGCCTTCGGCATCACCCTCGGCTGCCTGATCGCGGCCTTTATCTAAACCACAGGAGCCCGACCCCATGCAAAACCTCACCACCTACGGCCCCGGCGACAGCGCCACCTGGGGACCGTGCACCGACCCGCGTGACCCGCGCTGGGATGGCGACCGCGAGCCCAGCGACAGCCACCGCGCCGATGCGGCAGACGAACTGCTGGCCGACGCCTGGACCACCAGCGACTGGCTCAACGCGCATATCACGCAACCCGAGTGCAGCACCACCGATGTGCGCGGTTTCGAGCACCTGGACATGAGCGAAGCGACGGTAGACCAGCTCTGGACGCTGATGCTCACCGGCTCTGATGCGCAGTGCTTGCATGCTCGCATGGAGCTCAAGGACCGCATCCTGCGCGACGAGCGCACCTGGATTGATGACCGCGCCATGGAGCTCATGGCCGACAGCATGAACGACGACCCCTACACCGACGATCCCCACCACTGGTACTGAAAGGACCGACATCATGATGGAATTCCAAATGCACAACGTGCGCAGCGTAAGCGCTGATCCGATAGAGGCTCAGGTCATTCCTTGCTCCGGGCGCGTGTTTTTTGTCCGCAAGCTGCGGATCACGGACGACAAGGGCGTCACCCTGACGCTGCGATTGTTCTCGGACAGCGCCGAGGGGCTGAAGATCGCGGAATTCTCGGAGGTGGCGGCATGACCACCCTAACCGACACCCAACGCACCGACGAATGGCACGCCGCCCGCGCCGGCAAGGTCACCGCCAGCAGATTCAAGGACGTCCTGGCCCGCAACAAGCCCACGGCCGCGCAGGCCAAGGCCGGCGAGCCCGGAAACCCGAGCGCCGAGCGCACCCGCTACCTCTGGCAGATCGTCACCGAGCGCCTGACGGGCCAGCCCGTGATCACGCCTGACGCCGCGCCGCTGCGCTGGGGCCGCGAGAACGAAGACGCCGCCCGCGTGGCGTACCAGTTCACAACCTCGGCCAGGATCACCGAGACGGGCTTCATCGCGCACCCGAAGCTGCCCATCGGCGCCTCGCCTGACGGCCTGGTGTCAGACGAATCTGACCCCGATGGCGCCTTCGGACTCATCGAAATCAAGTGCCCATGGAACTCGCAGGTTCACCTCGAGACCTGGCTCAACGGCATGCCCGAGGATCACATGCCGCAGATCCAGGGCCAGATGTGGCTGACGAGCCGCGAGTGGGCGGATTTCGTCAGCTTTGATCCACGCATGCCGGCTGACCTGCAGCTGTATGTGCAGAGGATCAAGGGTGATCCCGAATTCCAGTCTAGGCTGGAGCGCGAGATCATCGCATTCAGCGCAGAGGCCGACGACATTGTGGCCAAGCTGCGTGCAAAAGTGTCCTTCTAACCCGTAGGAGTTTTCCGAATGTCAACTGCACTCGTTCCCGTCGATCAAGTCGAGCGTATGGCTCTGGCCGTCGCCAAGTCCGGCTTGTTCGGCGTCAAAACGCCCGACCAGGCCATGGCCTTGATGCTCATCGCACAGGCCGAAGGGCTGCATCCAGCCATCGCGGCGACTCACTATCACGTTATTAACGGCCGCCCTACCCTCAAGGCCGATGCCATGATGGCCCGCTTCCAGACCGCAGGCGGCAGCGTGCGCTGGGGCGAGTACACCGACAAGCGCGTGGTCGGCACGTTCAGCCACCCGCAAGGCGGCAGCGTGGAGATCGAATGGACGCTGGACATGGCCATGGCTGCCGGCCTGACAAAGAACCCGACATGGAAGTCCTACCCGCGCCAGATGCTCCGCGCCCGCTGCATCAGCGAAGGCATCAGAACTGTCTATCCCGGCGTGACCGTCGGCACCTACACGCCCGAGGAGGCGGAGGACATGGGCGCCGCGCCGACCGCGCCGGCCCGTGACATGGGGCCGGTGGTCGAAGTCGCAGACTTCCCCCAGATCATGCGCCAGATCGACGCCGCGCAGACCATCGACGAACTCAACGCCCTGCGCGCCGCCATCCGCACGCTGGACCGTGATGCCCGCACCGAGGCCATGGACGCGGCCAAGGTGCGCGCAGATCAGATCCGCGCCGCCCAGGAGCCCGCAGCAGAACAGGGAGGCGCAGATGACCCGATCTGATGCCCCCGAAACCGTGGCGCCACAGCGCCTTTTCCGTGTGCATCAGGCCGGCGACCGCTGGCTTGTCGTGCGCCGATTGGCTGGCCTGGACGGGTCGGCCGCAGTGGTGGCCGATTGCCTGACGCGCAGCAGCGCAGATCAGGTGGCCGAGGACTTGAACGCGAGGGAAGCCCCATGACCCCGCGCCAAGCCGACACCCTGGCCATCGTGCGAGAACGCCAGCCGGTTGCCATGGCCGATGTGGCATACCGCCTCGGAGTGGACACCGCCACGGCCCGCACATACCTGAGCCAGCTCCACCAGGCCGGCCTGATCGTGCCGTCCAGCCGTGGCCGCTGGGCACGCTGGCGCATCGCACCGCCGCCACCGCCGCCCGAGCCTGACTCGGTAGCCCTGCAACGGGCCATCGAACAGGCCCCCAGCATCTGGCATTACGCGCGCCGCGTTGGCGCCATCTCAGGAGTCCACCAATGATCCGCGACCAAATCCGCCGCCTATGCGGCAACATCAGCCACGCTGAACTCATGCAGCGCGAACTCGACCAGGCGCACCGCAGCCTGCTGGAGGCCCATAGCGCCCGCGAATACGCAGATGCAATGGTGACGTACCACCAGAACCGCATCGAACGCTTGCGGAACACGTTGGCACGGGAGGCCGCATGAGCAGGATTCCGAAAGGCTGCGACCAACAAGGGCGCTACCCCGAAGCAGCGCACAGCGCCACCGAGGTCGGCGTTGATGACGCCCCTGAATCCTTGGGCACCCTGGTGGTGCTGGGGCTGTGCGTTGTTGTCCTTGTCGGCGTGATTGCGTTTCTTGTGAGGGTGTTGGTATGACAGATCGTGAACTGCTGGAGGCCGCTGCGAAGGCGGCGGGGTATCACCTGTCTTCGGTCAGCGAAATGATCTGGTCAGACACGCTGGGCGAGTTCGTTTTGTGGAACCCCCTCACCGACGACGGCGATGCGCTGCGGTTGGCGGTGAAGTTGCGGCTAACCGTAAATTGTTCGTACGACGATGTGGCGCTTTGTGGGCAAGAATTTACGCAAAAGGAAGTGTTCATCGAGCGTAATGGTGAAGACCCTCTTGCCGCCACCCGCCGCGCCATCGTCAGGGCTGCGGCTGAGATTGGAAAGGAAATGAAATGAGTGACACGATTACCCTGCCACGCGCCACGGTGCAGCAGGCGCTGGAGGCGTGGGAGCACATCAACAAGTACGGCTTTGTCTTGGCTGACTACGAAGGCCCGATGGAGCAAGCCATCACAGCCTTCCGCGCCGCGCTGGAGCAGCCGGAGCAGTGCATGGCGCACGGCGAGTGTTTTGGTGGGCAGTGCATCTATACAGCACGGTCCGGTCAACCGGAGCAGGAGCCGGTGATGTTGAGTGCCCTATGAAATGTCCCACTTGCAAGACATGGACGGAAGTCCTACAAACCAGACAGCGACAAGGTTACACCTACAGGAGGTACACATGCGCGAACAATCACCGCTTCAGCACACGCGAGTCCCCAACGGCTGCGACCAGCAAGGCCGACACCCCTAAGCAGCCGAGTGCTGCACAGAACTCGGCCAAGAAGAAGAGCCGGACTTCTACGGGTGGGAGTACTGGAAAGAGGAGTGCATCTCCATGATCATTATGGCCGTCGCCCTGGTGGCTCTCATGGGCACGCTGGCGCTGTTCTTCGCAGGTTAGTACGACCAGACCGCAGGCGCGGCGCGCAAGTCCAGATGGATGAACCGTCCCGATCCCTTCTGCTGCACGCCGATGCCGGTGAAACCGAGGTGCATCGCTAGGCGCAACACCTCATGGGCATCAGCGCCCTGCACGCCGACGTCGCAGGCCAGGCCGGTGGAGTGCATACCCGGCTCGGCCTTGGCCTTCTCCACCGGGTGGTCAGGGCAGCGGTAGCCCGAGGTGATGGTCATGGGGCGCTTGTAGACGTCGCGCAACGCCTGCAGACGTCCCATGAACTCGGGCCGCATCTCCTGCTTGCCGCAGTGGCGGCAGCGGAACTCGGCCTCGGTGAAGTTGGGGTAATCGGCCCAGTTCACTTCTTGCGCTTGTCGTAGACCGACCAGCCCACGCCGGCCAGCGCGGCGCCGCCGCCGATGATGGCGTCAATGACGTCGCTGCCGATGCCGTACTTGACGGCGAACCCGCCCGCCAGCGCGGTCAGGAGGTGGCGCACTAGCGCTTGAATGATCATCGCGTTCATGTGAGTCCTTTCACTTTCGAGCCTCTGATTTGATGTGCTCCCACGCCGCAACGGCCAAAAACACAACGATGGCCCAGAGTCCGGCCGCCGTCACCTTGCTGAACGCATCGCCCTTGGCCTTCTCCCACCAAGTGGCGTTCGCAATCTGCTTCTCATGCGCGAGGCGATGGCCGTGCGGATCACCGCCTGGAAACGCATCAGCGAAGGACTGCTTCAGCAGCGCGAACTGCCGGTCCATGTGCAGCGTCAGATGCTGCTCATGAGACTTCAACGCCGCGCTGACGGCCTCCTGGATCATCAGGGCCACCTTGTCCTCAGTGAGGGCTGCCTGACGGCGCTCGGGGCCAGAGTAGTCGGTCATGGTTAGGCAATGCTGGTGAAGGTATATGACCAGTTCACAATCTGCGCTAGGCCAGAGGTTTGCGTGACTTGAACACTCGCGCCAGACAAGGTGATCGTAAGTTGCGCTCCGTTGCTCGACACGATGCGAGCCTGGCTGCCGTCCCAGAAGGCCGTGGCTGCCGCCGTGTAGTTAGCCGCCGATCCACTGTTGCCGATAAGCGCAACGATGTCGTATCGACCACCCGCTGCTGCCGCAGTCCCGCTGAGTGTGAAGATGGTGGATGCCACTGCGGTCGTGGTGTTCACGTTCCCTTTGGCGCTGTTGACGCCAGCAGCAAAACCCGCAACACCCGTGGCCGACAACGTGGTGAACGCGCCGCTGTCGGGCGTGACGCCGCCAATCGGGCCAGGCTTGTTGCTCAGTGGCTGGATGCCCGTCACGATGCCGATAGGCAGGTTGCGCGAGCCAGCGCCGAAGATGACGTCGTAGTAGCAGTTCGTGTTCGTGCCGTCAAAATCGAGCAGGCCCACCGAACGCGCCCCGCTGGACATGAACGGATGCACGATCATGGCCGCGTCTGCGCTTGCTGATCGATACGCCCGAGCCCCGCCAGCCGTGTGGTTTGTGGCGCAGCCGTAGAAGTTGCCGCTTGAGTTTTTCAGCGAAACGTCTGCGACCGAGTTGCCCTCGAAATAGGTGCCGATGACTTGCGTCTGAATGCCCTGATCGACGATGCCCTCGGTGCCGTTCTGGATAAACCCGTTGAGGATCAAGTTGCCGACGTTGGGCAGCACGCCGCCGTCCTTCACCCAGATGCCGACCACGCCAAAGTTGTCGATGCATGGGTGATTGATCTCAACCGCGTTGCACCCCTCGACCAGCGTGATCGGGTAGTCTGTGCCGTCAAAGTCGGGGTTGTCAATTTTCAGCGCCCAGCACAGCGAGCGCAGATAGATGCCGTACTCGCAATCAAGGATTCGAGGCCGCACGATCTCGGCGGCGGCAAGCTGGAACCGCGTCAGATCAAACGCATACACGCCCGTGTGCCCGGTGCCTACGATGTAGGCGTCCAGAATCTTGCAGCCGTAGGCGTTCGTCGTGGATTGAAACACCTTGAGATTGTTGGCCGCTGCCGTCAACCCCGAGCCGTTGCCGGTGAAGCGAATCGTGCCGTTGAACCCGTTGAGGTTGATCGCCGCGTTGATGGAGTACATCTCGGCGATGCGGATCTCGCCGGTCAAGTTCGATTGAATCGCCGCGTTGATGGCCGCAGCGTTGGCGGTGGCGGTGGCCGCAGTTGAGGCGCCGAAGTCGCGCACATCAACGAAGTCGCGCAGCTTGGCCTGCACCGTGCGAGTGACGGCCCCAGCGCCGGCCGGCGTGAAATCTATCTCGCTGGCGTTGACGTCAACCACCGCATTGCTATACCGCTCCGTCGCCGCAGGCGCCGAATACACCACGCTGCCGTTCTTGTCCTGCACCTGGATGCTGTAGTCACTGTTCACGTACAGCCGAGCAGGCGTGCCGCTGTTGACCGGGTAGCCACCTTGGGTGCGGATCGGCTGCGCTGCGAGCAACGTCAGGGCCGCGTCCCAGTAGGCCGTGATCGGGCTTGTGATCGGGTTCAGATTCGCCGTGCCAATCCAGATGTAACCATCCTCCAGCGGCGATCCATCCGTGCCTGTGAAGATCGGAAAGGTGGGCTGGATGGAGAGCGCGGTCATGGTTGGGGCTCCTGGGGTGATCAGTCAGACGTTACTTGACCGCGCAGGGCGGCCTCGATGCGAGCGCGTGTCTTGCGGTTGCGCACATATTTGCTGGCCTCGCGCAGTGCGGTGACAGCAGGGGCCGGCATGCCAGTGAAGGCCGCCGTACCGATGGTGTCCATCGCAATCATCAGTGCGCTGGCCGTGTTGCTGGTGTTGATGGCACCAGGCGGTGCGGTGTAGATGTCAGTGGCAATGTCAGCCAGATCGCGCAGTACCTGGGCCTGTCGCTTGCCATAGAGCGCCTCGAGCTTGCCGTCCTGGTCCAGCGTGCGCACGGTGCGCTGCAACTTGTCCGGCGACAGCAACGGATTGCCTGACGCATCACGCTGCGACGGGCTCAGGCTCGCGTCCTTGATGAACCGAATGCCGCCAGCCTTGAGATCAGACCATGCCTGCTGACCTTCTGGGCCAGATCGCAGGAGCGTGCTGCGCAGCTTGTTCATCTCCTCGACAGGCGACGAGATGATCACTTTATCGAACACATCACCGAAGGCCACCTGGCGCTCGTCTGTGCCGCGCTTGGTGCCCAGCAACTTGGCCGTGAGGCCGACGTTCTCGAACTCGTTGGCAAACCGCTCGCGCAGTTTGCGGGCGGCACGGTAGGCCTCTCCGCCTGCGCCTTCGGTGGCTGCGTCAATGGATGCGTTGATCTGGCGGCCGACCAGCGCCTCGCGCCGATCTGCCCAGTCTGTGTTGGCATTGACGAACTGACGCAGCGTTTCGCTGGTCTTTAGGTCAATCTGCTGTGGAACGAGGTTGCCATTCTCATCTGGCACCAGTGCACCAAGCCTGACGGCTTCACGGCGCACAGCCGGGATGGTCGGCACCAAACCTTCGAGCGATGACAGATTGGCCAACTGCTGGGCCAGAGGAGCCAACTCAACAGGAGCCTGCATTGCGCCTTCGGCTTCTGCCTTATCGTAGGCGCTGCGCACCTTCCTGCGCTCTACCTCCACGCGATTCACCAGAGCACGATCAACGCCTCTGCCCATGGCGCGCGGATCAGCGGCCACCGGGTTCGGCATGTCGATCAGCGCATCGAAGTTGCGGATCATGTTGGCCGTCTGCGTTTCGACTCGCTCGCGCAAGGGGGCGCCTACATCAGGCAGCTTGGCAGCTTCCTTCTCGAACTGGAGCTGCGCGAAGTTCCGCGATGCTTGGCCTGCAGTCAGCGCAGATGGCCCCGTGAACGGCACAGGCATCATCTCGGCTCTGGCAACGCGTTCAGTTCCAATCGCCAAGCCCGAAGCCCCAGCAGAACCACGCTGCAGTGCAGCAGAGGTCTGGCTCACAGCGTCCAGCGCAGCCGGCTCAGGCGGCAACAGACCAGCCGCACGGCCAACAGCTCGAGCGCCGCGTGCTGGTGCCTGCACCACGGCCATCGCCGCAGGGGCAGCCGCAGTGACTGCACGCTGTGTGGTGGCCTGCACGATAGGCGCGGCCTGTCCGGCAGCCTGCAGCACAGCACCAGGCGCGGCGACCACGGGCAGCACGGGCGGCAGAGCCTGGGCGGCTTCGCCGACTGCGCCCAGCATCTCGCGGCCGGCTTGCGTGCGCGGTGCGTAGGTGAACCGTGCGGCCTGTTCGGTGGCCGCTTGCTCAATGCGCTGCGCTGCAGCTGGTGTGCCGAACTGGCCCGACAGAATCTCGCGCGCTAGGCCTGCGCCTGTGCCCTGGATCATGCCAAGCGGGGCGCCCACAGCACCGGTCAGCAACGACAGGGCTGTCTCACCAGCACCAACGACACGCTGACCCAGCGTTGCCGGCGTGGTGGCCGCCGTAGGAGCGACAGCGGGAGGTGCGACAAACTGCTGTGGCTGGAACTGCTGCGGTGCGCCTGGAGCCTGTGCGCGGCCTTCATCGAGCTTGGCCTGTTCATAAGCCTGCACCACGATCTCAAAGTCTCGCGTTCCCCGTTTGGAGCTGTTCTGGACGATCCAAGCGGCGTATTCGTCAGCCGTAGCCATATCAGCGTCTCCCGCTAATGATCAGATCGGCCTGTGAGCGAATGTCTGTAGTTGCAGCAGGAACCCCAGGCATCGCGCCCCCAAGGCTCCCTGGCGTGCCAACACGCGGACCAGCCGGCGCAACCTGCCCAGGCCGCAAGGGAGCGCCAGGAATGGCCGCTGCGGGCTGCGCAGGAGCGCCACCGGCGCCCGCTGCGTATCGGTTGTTGATCTCCTGCGCGATGCGGGTGGACATATCCACCCAGGTTTCGCCAGGCTTGGCCGCGAAGTCACCAGCAGGAAAGACCGACGACGCACGGCCCAGCGAGCCGCGATTGTTGGCCAGCCAGTCCACGCGGGCGTTTTCGGTGGCGCTGTTGATGTCCTGGATCTTGGCCATGCCGCGCAGGAAGCTGGACATCGTGCGTGAATCCGCGTTTGAAGGCGGGAACCCTTCCAGCACCAGCGCGATATCCTTGTCAGTGGCTGGGCCGGGAGGCAGAGACTGCACCGCCGCGCTGTTGCGCAGGCGCGTGAACTCCTGCCGCAGTTCTTGCATATAGCCCTGGTTGCCGGTGGCTTTTCGCAGGTAATCCGTAGCCGATGAAAACACGCCAAAGCCGCCGCCTTCTGCTGCCAATCGATCCGCCAGCGAGTTGAACTGCGAGGCCTGCTGTTTCGCTGTACCTGCTGCCACCGCCGCCGTGTTGATGTCCTTCTTGGCCTGTTCTGGCAGGCTAGTGGCGATCTCGCCAATCCTGGCCAGAGTCAGCTGGACGTCAGCAGCTGTCTTCGTCTGATCCAGACCCAGCCGCGCAGACGCCACGTTGATCTGGTTCTGCGCGGCGCGGATGTTCCAGTTCTTTTCGTTCAGGCCTGCCTGGTTCAGCGCCTCTGCAAACCTGGCATCAGTCGCCGCCTTGATGGCATCGCTCTGGGCCTTGGTCAGACCAGCCTGGGCCATCGCGGGCGCAAACTGAGCATCTACGCCGGACTTGATGGCATCTTCTCTAGCCTTGTCGGCGTCGTACTGTGCCTTCTGCAGCTGCGGGCCGAACAGCATAGCCGCCCTGCGGTCCTCATTCCTCTTAGCCAGCGACTCAATCGCTTCCTTGCCGCCAGGGAGTCCGATCAGGGTATCTCCGAGGGTGGCGACCACTAGCGCCGGGTCAATCGCCGCCAGCTTGGCCTGAGTTTCCAGGAATTTAGCCTGACCCTCGTCGCCTCGCTTGCGGAAGCCTTCAGCGCGCTGATTCAACTGTTCAACGCCGATCTCTGGGTTCTTGCTGCCAAGGGCCGCCATGACCTGCGTGGTAGACGAGAGAACCTGCGCCTGTCGATCCTTGGAAAGCGTGTCGAAGAACTTGATGGCCGCCTCAGATTGCTCCTTCGGTGCCAAGAGCGCCACGCCCTGGAAATCAGCAGGCTGCCATGTGTCAGAGCGCACCTTGTCAACGAGTGATTTGTAGGCCTCGCCAAGTTTCTGCTGCTGCACTGCCTTGGCCTGATTGGCTGCAAGTTCCTGCTGGATCTTGGCTGTCTGGGCTTCGCGGAGTGCGGTCTGCTGGTCGGCCTGCGCCAGTTGCGCGCCGAGTTGCAGGCCCTGTGAGAGCGAGCCGAAAGGCCCGCCCTGCTGCCCGAAGGCGCTGGTGTAGTCGAACGCTGTTGCCATCATCAACCTCCAGGCGGCGGCATTACCGCATAGGACGGTAGCCCCGATATTCCAGGCTCAACGGGCTGGATAGGTGTGCCTGCTCCACCGAACAGATTCCCGAACCCGAACTGTCCCGTGCGTGCGTAGTTCATGCCCGCCAGTTGCAGCGGCAACTGCGCAAACTGCACGAACGGAGCAGCACGCCCCAGTGCACCGCCAGCCTGGGCTGCGCCCTGCTGCTGCAACAGATTGGCCACATTGCTGCCCATCGTGCCGGCAGCGGATGCCTGACCAGCAGCCGACGCCTGGCCACCACGGTAGAGCGCTTCTGTCACACCCAGCCCGGTTCCGGCAAAACCGCCGAGGCGACCGTATTGCTGCTCGATGGCCTGCTGCAACATCTGCGGCCGGAACTGAGCCAGAGCCGCCTGGATGTTGCCGCCACGCAGGCCGCCCGTGGCCGATGCGCGCTGCAGCATCGCCTCTTCACCCTGCCGAATCTGGGCCTGGAGAAACGGACTCTGCTCGATCTGTGCAATGGCCGCCTGCTGGGCCTCTGGGCCGCGCAAGCCCGCCAGGGTCTGCTGCTGCTCGAATGCCTGAGCCCCTGCCTGCTGGAAGGGCTGGAAGCCGCTGATGGCTTGCTGTCCGGCACCCACATACGGAGCTAGGAGCTTCTGGATCTCGCCGAACTGCCGGCGCTGTTCCTCAATGCCGGATTGCGCCGCCTGGCCCTGGATGTCTGCTGCTTTGCCTGCGGCACGGCTCTGCATGTAGCCAGAGGCGAGCGTGGCGCCGCCAACGGCCACTGCACCAAGCGCCGCCGCCGATAGTCCGAATGTCATGTCGTTTCCTCCAGTAGAGGCTGCGCTGATGCCTCAAGCGCAACACATGGCGCCGGCACCGTGTACTTGTCCCAAAGAGCCTGGGGCTCCGTCTCGTTGTTCGGGTTTGCGTGGAAGGTCGTGACTTCCACATCCGTCAGCGCCACGCCAGCGCGCTTGGTGTTGGGTCTCGTTACGCTCATGTGGCCCGGTTCAATCCGCGCAATGCCATCGTCGGTGGTTACCATCAGGATGCCCTTGCGCACCACGAAGAACGACTCATCCCGATGAACCGCGCCAGTCAGTACCGTGCCGGCTGGGATGTGCATCGTGCGAGCGTACAGCCCGCTGCAGAAGGCGTGCTCGACGGGCAGCTCAACCTGCGGCAGGCGCAGGATTTCAGCCTCAAGCCGATAGATCGACAAGTGGTCGGCCTGGATGGCAGGCGTCAATGGTTCTGCGAGTGTCGTGGGTAGCGTCACAGCGGCGTCCTTGTGGGCCGCTGGTAGCCATGAACTCAGCGCAGTCATTCTATGCCTTCCCGCTCATGGGTCAATCTTCCTCTTCTTCGCGCTCTTCCCAGGCCTGGCAGGCGCGCAGGTCGTGGCAGACGAACTCGAGCTTCTCGCAGTAGCCACGGAAGCCGGCGCCGACGTCCCAATCATTCCAAGGGATGCGGTCCATCTTGAGCTGCGCGTCCTCGCTGTTGTCGTAGTACTCGCAGTTCGAGCACCGCCTGCGCCGCGCCTCGGCCTCGTTGACGTGCATGGCCTTGCCAAGCGCCACCCAGTAGACCTTGTTCGCGCCGCGCTCGTTGCTCGGCTTCTCAGGCCCGAGCATCCAGTCGCGGATGGCGATGCGCGTGTTTTCGCGGTTCTCGCTGGTGGTGATGAACGGCTCCTCGTCGGGGATGCCGCCGAAGATCATCATCTTGGGTGCCTTGGCGTAGTCCATCAGGTGATCTCCCTGCCGCTGACGCGCAACGTCAACGCCGTGGCGTTGCTTGCGATGGTGCTGATGAAACTGCCGCTTTCCAGCGCCTGGCCGACGAGTTCCTGGCAGAGGTACGTCTCGCCCGGCACCACGGTGCGGTCGTCGATGACGAGGTTTGCATTGCCGGCCGATCCGCCCGAGGTGACAAGGTTCACGCTGAACGTGCGGTTCACCGTGTCCGTGTTAGTCACCGTGGCCTTGTCAATGATGGCTCTGACGTTGGTCGCTGTGTACTGCGTGGTCTGCGTGGCCTCCATCTGCTTGGGAGGAACAAGGACTTTTACGAGGACGCTCATTGGAACCCCTGGATGTTGTTGGACACGGTAACGATGATGGACGGAATGCCAGGATGCGGAGCAGTGGCTGGCACGGCCAGCAGTTCCACCGACAGGTCGCTCACCGAAAACATGATCTCGACGTAATCGCCGGCCTTGAGGCTGAAAAAGTAGTTCAGGGCCGAGAAAATCTCGGCGTTGTTGCCCTGTATTCTGATGTGACTGGCAGAGTCAGTGACGTCCACACCATTCTTGCGAAACCAGATGTAGAACTCGGCAGTTCCGCCAGCGGTCTTGTCAAGTTGGATGGACAGTTGCAGGTTGTAAATGCCGTCCGTATCCACGTTGATGCGCGACTGCGGCGAACCGCTCAGGAACACCCCGGATGACAGGTCCGTGGTGTTCAGCGTTACCTCGGTGGCCGTGTTGATCACCAGCGCCGTTTGCGTGGCAGTGCTGTAAAACGATCCATACCGAGAGCGCTTGAACTCGCGCTCAGGCGGCGCCGTGGCCAGCAACTCGACAATCCCGCTCAACTGCGAGATAGCGTCCAGTGCCTGCTGCGCCTTGGCGTCAGCCTGGAACGCAACATCCTGCGCCAGCGTGGCCACAGCGTCCAGCGCCTCGACTGCCTTCTGATCGGCGTTGCCGGCGTTGATCGAAAGGTCAACCAGTGTGGTCGGGGATAGGTCGCCGACCAGCCCGAATAGCCGCTCGAACTGCCTGATCTGCTCGTGGTCTTGTAGGAACGCGGCGAGTTGGTCCCGCGTGAGGTTCAGGCGCGACGAGGTGGCCATCAGAACGCCGTCGGCTCCAGCCGCGCCTCCAGGCGAATGAACGACAGGTGCGCGTCAGAGTCGCCACGGAACCGCTGCATGCGGAAGTTGCGCATCGCGCCCTGCCGAAACCACACCAGGCGCTTCGTGGTGGCGCCCGTAGTGCCCACCGTGATGAACTTGTCCTGGCTCCAGGCCTGTCCGTCCAGGCTGTACGAGGTGCTAATCTGCGGATAGCCGATGAGCACATCATATGGCTCGACAAATTGGTAGATTTGATTGACGAAATCCAAGATCATGCTTGGCGTCAAAATGTCCAGAATGTCTGCTGGCCCCATGATTGGTTGCACACGGCCAGTGAGCGAGACGAGTTCGAGTTCGTGGAACACCACGCCCTTGCTCTCGTTGTAGACGATGGCTGTGCCGAACTCCCAGCGCACCCTCTGGCCCCAGTGAGAGCCGATGGTGGTGTCAAGGTAGCCCACGGCGCTCGACTGCGGGTCACCCACCAGCCAGCGGTTGTAGGCCCAGACCAGATTGCGCGCACGGTACTGCGCGAAGCCCACGGTCGTGCTGGTCAGCGTGAACCAGATGAACTGCTTGACGGCCTCGCTGGCCGAAGCATCGAAGACCAGTGTGCGGTCAGGCAGATGCACGTAGAGGTGCTGGTGCGCCTTGTCGTTGCGCGACTCCAGCTTGACCAGCGCCAGTTGCGCCTCGGTGTAGGTGGCCAGGATGCGGTCGATCTCATCGGTGCTGATCTTCGTGGCCGTGGCGTTGGCGCCGAGGTAGATGCTGGGCTCCTCGTTGCGGCCGCTGCCTACGAATGCGATCTGCTCCTGGAACACGCAGGCCGCGAAGGTGCCAACAGCGCCCTTCTGGATCTGCGCACCGTCGATGCGCTGGAACGGGAACAGGTCGCCTCCCACGTTGTCAAACACCTCGATGGTGTGCGTGTTGATTGCGTAGACCTCGTTGCGCAGCTTGACCAGCGCCACCACCGGGTCGGGGTCGGCCTCGCTGGAGCCATACTTCAGCGGGTTGACGGCAAACGGGTTCGTCAACTCCGTGACCACCAGGAACTCGCCGTCGGTGGTCATCCAGTAGCCATCGACCCAGCACATATCGACCACCGTGCCAAGGTCGGGGTCAGTGTTCTGCGCGAGCACAGCCGTGGCCGGATTCCAGAACCACAGGTTGCCGGCCGACGCGATGCCCAGCAGCTCAAAGCTGTAGTCCATCGTCACCAACTGGTTGTCGTTGCCGACGTCGCCCAGCACTGTGACCGTGCCCGTGTTGCTGACCGTGACGAGCTTGCTGCCCATCACGCGGTAGACGCTACCGTTCCAGTAGATGCCGCCCCGGTCTGTGCCCGGCCCAGTGCCGTTGCCCACGATGCCGTCGCCAGGCCGCAGGAACGAGTCGCTGATGCCAGACGGCACGGGTGTCGGCACCATGTTCACCGGGTACGACGTCCGAATGTCCGGGCCGTTGTCGGTGTAGATGCCGGAGAGTATCGGGATTTGCATGTCAGCAGTTCCAAGCCTTCAGGGCCAGCGCCTTGCGCGTAGGCTTGCCCTTCTCGTCTTTCATCGGCCCGGGCATTCCACCCATGCGGGCGCAGAACGACTTGCGCCGCGCCGCGTCTTTCTCGTTCTTGGGATTGGGTGCCGGCGGCTTCAGGTTCATGCCCTGAGCCTTGGCAGAAGCGCGTCCCTTGGCATTCAGACCGCCCTTGGGGTTCTGGCCTTCCTTTCGGGTCCACGCAGGCGACTTAGCCATGATCAGGCCCACATTCTCGCAGGCGTTACCGGAAATACTTGGTACGGTGCCAGCCCCGGGGCCTCGTCGGTATGGCGCACGTTGACATGCCAGCCCTCCAGCGGAGCCATCTCGTCCACCGCTTCGCCGCTTTCGTCCTCGGCAGGCAGCACGTTGCCCGTGGGCTTGTAAATGGTGCCGATGACATCCACCGCCGCGTACTTGGGCACCAGCACCGTCTCGACCACATCGTCTTGCACGTTGGTCTGCTCGGTGAACAGCGCCGCGTTGGCCTCGGCTTCGTCGTTAAATTTCAGGAAGTAATCGGTGTACATGGGCACCTCGTTGAATGGGTCGAAGGGGTCGTAGGTCATGCCGTTATTGCCTGCAACTCGGCATTGCTCAGGCGGCGTGGGTAGTAGGTGATGCGGCGGAGATATGAACTAGCGTATTGAGCAGCGCCGTTGCTCCCCAAATACAACGTCGTTACTGTCGGCAAAGTTCCTGATGTATCGGTTCCAACCGTTCCGCCACCTTGAGATGTTGCAAAATCATTTACTGCATACGCGCCAGCCACTTTAACAGTAGCGTTGTTTGCAAAACTGCCGGCATTATTGATGTCTGCTTGATCTACGCCGCCATCAACTATTCTCCATGCGGTGCCCGCAAGGCTTGTGTTGTTGCTGATGATCATGCGCTCATTAGCTGTCCCATCGCCAAATGTTGCTTGTGATCGAGATGCGGTTGTCGCTGGAATACTGAACTCCGCAAACAACGTCCCCGCCGTCGCGTTATACCAAGGGCTCAGCGTATTCACTGAAGCCACATCGGCTGCACGGGTCAGCGCGGTGGTGGTGGTGGGGATGACGGAGGTGGCAAACGCGCCTTGCTCTAGCTGGGGCAGGCCGATACGCAGGGTGACGTCGATGGCGACACCTGAGCTGAAATTGAGAAACAATTGCGGCTGAACAAAAGCAGTCCCAACTGTCGCAATCGTCCCCGCAGCACTTACTCTTGTAAGAGAAGCTGTTGTGTTTAGATTTGGCCCCGTGAGAACACTTAGAAATGTCGGAGTTGAATCAAACAGGTTAATTGTTGTACCGCTTCCAGTAATATTTGTAAGACTGCCTCCTACCAACGCCGTCCAATATGATAAAGCCCATGACTGCCCATTAGAAGCTGCAATATTATTTTGTATTTCTGAAAGAATTCTTACCTGAGTAGTTGACGTTGTTCCGCTAAAACGAATATCAATGTAAGTGACACCGTTGCTGGTGCCGGTTCCAACCACTTGTTGCGTCAAAGTTCCAAGCCCACTGACACTCCAATTCGTCGGCAACGTCCCCGGCGTCCCAGCCACCGCACCCACCATCGTGTTGTTGCGGATGCCGTTCGTCCTCGACTCCTCAATCAGCAGCCCCTGAGCCGCCAGCGTGCTGGGGTTGTAGTCGAAGCGTGGGGCGTTGATTGCTGCGCTCTGCAGCACACCAGCCGAGTCGAAGAACGTGCCAGTGGACGCTCGGGTGAAGGTAACGCGAGGATCTAGCATGGTGCCATTGACAAAATTTAGAGCAAATGATGGGCCGCTGGCGCCAAAAAACCGTTGCCGCCCTCGGCTGCGGGTCAGCGGCAGCATGATTAAAGGCCCCGACCAGGAATGATGTGCAGCGAGCCGGTGCCGCTGCTGGTGCGATATGCCACCGTGTTCTCGTAGCGGGCCTTACTCAGAGACACCTGCGTGTTGGGAAGCACAGGGTAATCGGCCAAGGTAGCCGTCTGCGCGCCTTCGCCGACGCGGACGTACACGGTCAGCACAGAATCAAGGTTCGTCAGGACAACGCTTTCTGAACTGACGACAGTGAACGTGGACGAAGCCGATGTGCCAGTGGGTGCGACAGTGACGCCGCTGCCGTAGGCCGGCTGGAATGAATCGGTGGTGGTTGTCATGTTGATCCTCGGTGTGTCAGGCGATGCGATACCAGGAGTTCGTGGCCTGGTAGAAGCGAATTCTGAACGGCGCTGCCGCCGTCAATGAGCCGCCCGAGGTGACGCCGTAAAGGGCAGACGCGCCGTTCAGGCCGATGTTGAGCGTCGTAATGCTCTGCGTGGTCGTGACGAGCACCTCGGTGCCATCGGGCGTGCTGGTGTTCAGCGGCAGCGTGATGGTGCCGGATGCCAGCGCCCCAGCAGGCTGAAGAAGCATCCACTGCTGCTCAGACACAGGCGTCGGCACAGCGATGCTGAATCCCGTCGCCGGAACCGACAAAGTTGTGGCCACCGTTGGCGATGCGAACTGCTGCTGGAAGTAGGTCAACAAGGCCGACATCGGCAGGCGGCGAGCGTCGCCCGTGTTCGGAGCGTAGACCGCCAACTGGTCACCAGGTGATGCCTGCGACAGCAGCGGAAGTTGATAGATGAGTGCCATGTGTGCCTCGTTGCGCGATGCGCGTCAGTTGAGTTCGAGCGGACCGTCAGGGCCGACTTGCACCGGGTTGACAGGCGGCCGTAGGAACGGATTGTCATACACGCGCCAGGGCTTGTTGCCAGCGCCTGCCGGCATCGTGCTGGGCATCTGCTGTTCCAGCGGGAACGTAGCACGCTGCAGCAGCGTGTCATAGCCCTGCTTGGCAGTGGCCATCGTCATCGGCATGACCTGCTTGCCATAGCTCGGAGCCAGGCGGATGCCCAGACTGCAGATGATCGCCTCGTAGGCCGAATCTGGCACGAAGGTTTCCTCGTCAATGCTGCCCTGCTCGGGGCTTGACGGGATGGGATAGCCCAGGCGAATGCCCTTGCCGTTCCAGTCGGCAATCATGGCGTCCAGGCGCCTGCGCGCAGACTCCAGCTGCTCGGGCTGCAGGTCGAACGTGTAGGACGCCAGGCCGATCTCCTCGAAGGCCGCCAGGATGAACTGCCGCTTGGTGTATCCCATCTGTTGCTCCGTCAGATCGGGTTCATGGCTTCGTTGATCTTGGCCATCAGCGTAGCATCAGACCAGCGCTTGTCAGCCTTGATGCCGAGGATTTGTGCCTGCTGCAGCATCTCTTCTCGATTCGGCGGCGCGTCGTCGGCAGGAACAGCGGCGGTCTCTGGCTCGGCAGGCTCTGTAGCCGGGGTGACATCATCTGCCATCTTGGCCTGCAGGCGTGCCAGCAGCTTTGAGACAGGCACCTTGCGCATCTGCATGGTGGTCAGTCCGTGCTTGAACGCACGCTCGCCGCACGCCACGATAGCGGCGCGGACGTTGGTGTGGTAACCCTGCGCCAGCATCTCGGCCAGCTCGGCGGCGTCGTTCACCTGGGAGAATCGATACGCACCGCCAGACGAGTGCCGATGCGGGCCTGGGCTACGGAAAACGAGGGCCGGGAATGCGGGCATGGTCACTTCTTCTTTGCGGTCTTGGCTGCGGCGCGGAAAGCAGCCGCAGTCGGCGCGCCTTTGGCTCCTGGCTTGCGCATGCGCTCCTTGGAACCAGCCTCGATGCGCTCGCGCTTGGCGCGGATTGCATCATACAAACCAGGGCTGCCGGGTTTTTTCATTTCATGCCCCGCTTCGGCGCTGGGCCTGGACCCTTGCTCGGCTTGCCGGCCTTCTTGGCCGCAGTGCGTGCGGTGTTCAATGCCACGGCCACGGCCTGCTTCTGCGGCATGCCGGCCTTCATCTCCTTGGAGATGTTCTTCGACACGCTGGCCTTCGAGTACCCCTTGGTCAACGGCATGATGTGCTCCAGATGTGAAAACGCGGGCGGCGGCCGGGAACTCCCAACCCTTACCGCCCGCGATGCACTTGCTCGACCTACCGCGTTAGCTGATGCGGTAGCTGATGAAGGACGTTGCCGAGTCCTTGCGGGTACGGAACCGAGCAGCAGCGCCAGCCGTGCCAGCCGTGGCAGCAGCGCCCACGATGGTGTGCGAGCCGTTGGCCGTCATGGTCAGCGCAAACGCAGCCAGCGTGACAATCGACCAGTCGAACGAGTCGCCCACAGCCAGAGTGGTTGCGGCGTTCAGATCGGCCACGGAGGGCAGTTGCACGTTGCGGCCGGTGGTTGGCGTGGCAGTCACGATGCTGGAGAGCAGCGCGGCGGCGGTAGCCGCCATTGAACCGCCGTCAGCGATGTTGACCGGAGCGCCCTGGGGCTGCCAGTTGCCGTTGTTGCCGACCACCGGGTCAGTGCCGACCTCGTAAAACACCGGGAGGCCACCAGCGTTCACCACGATAGTGGCGCCGCTTGCAAATGCTGCGGAGGTGTAGGTGGTGTTGATGACCGTCTGCAGCGGGTCGAACTGCGTCGGGAAGTTGGGAAAACCGACCTGCTGAAAGACTTGGGCTTCGCCCTGCGTCTGAACAGTGATCTTCTGACCTGCGGTCAGCGTGACGGTTGCTGTGCCTTGCGACGGGATGGTGAGATAGGTCACGGAAAAACTCCTTGTATTGCTGTTGCGAATCGGGCCGGTGTTACCCGGCCCGGTGCGTCATCAGGGGGTCTGCCCGAAGAGCAGGATGCCGCTCATCTCGGGTTGCTTGTTCACCACGCCGAACAGGCAGTCGAGGCGGTACTTGGTCTTCATGGTGTTGACGTCGTACTGCTTCTGCATCACCAGCTCGATGCCCTGGTCGGTGGATGCGCGCATGACTGCGGCACCAGCGTCAGCAGGCACTGCGTAGCGTCCCGGCAGGAGTTCCAGCGCGTCCTTCTGCCAGAAGCAGTTGATCGGCGCAGCATCCACGTTCAGACGATCCACCGTGGCGGCGGCGCTGGGCGTGACGATGCAGTTCTGGTACTGCAGTTCTGCGTCGGTGCCACCCTGAGCCGAGATGATCGGCGGGGTGATGACGCAGGTGGTGCCGGTCAGAACCTGAACCACGCGGAAGGTCTTGAGTTCGCCAGTGGACTGCTTGGTGATGTGGTGAACAGCCACCACGCCGTCGATGGTGATCGCGTCGCCGGCCAACAGGTTGGCAGTCGAGGTCACCGTCACGGTTTGGAAGCGGTTGTCCACGTTGGCAGTCTCGCCGGTAGCGGCCACGCTGGTGGCCACCGGCACCCAGTAGTTGCCGGCTGCGGCCTGGGTGTCGATCGTGGGATCGGCGCCAGTGGCTCCACGGATGCGGTTGGCGTAGTCGAACTTGTAGGTCTGGAAACCAGCCACAGTGCCGACGAAGCCGCGACGATATGCCTCGTCGCTGATCTGGTTGCCGAACGAGCGCGTCGCCACAGCCAGATTGCCGGCCATGCCGTTGTAGTCGCGGCTCGACAGCGCCAGATAGCGGTCGAACATCTGCACGCCCTGCTCGTTCATGATCGTGTCGCACGCAGCCACGTCGTCGTAGCTGCCGGCAGAAGCCGTGGTGCGGACCACCAGCGAACCCAGGTTCGCGGCGACGTTCATGACGGCCAGGTTGACGTCAGAGGCCAGCTTCTGCTTGGCGGCGTCGCCGAGGCGGCCTTCCTGCAGAGCGTCGCGCAGCTCGAGCGCGTCCATGATCCACGGCACCGACTTCTGGAAGCCGAGCGTGGAAGGAACGGACAACTGCGTGAACTCGGTGAAGTTCAGCGTCTGATCCATGCCGTTGTAGGACTGCGCGATGTAGGGCTGCGGGCGCCAGATCACGTTGTTGGTGCGCTCCATCATCGTGCCGTCGGTACGGTACACGGAGACGTTGCGAGACAGCACAAGCGCGTCGTTGAAGCCTTCGAGGATGTCCTCGAACGCTACGCGCTCTTCCTTGGAAAAACTGTTGGCCATTTGTGGCTCCTCAAAATGGATGAGTGACTTGGTACGGCTTGCGCCGCGCTTTGCTACTCACCCATTCAGAGCCGGGCGGCCGCTCGTGTCTTGTGCGCTGCCCGTGAGGTGGGCGAGACCAGATGGGCCGAATGTACCACGAACACCCGGCCCGGTGTCAATCAGCGGCGCGCAGACTGCTTTTCTCGCTGTTGGCGGCGATAGGCGATGACCTTCGTCATGTCGCCCGTGCGCTCGGCGTCAACGCGCAGACGCTCAAGCACGCTGTCAGTGGTGCCGGAGATCGGCGCATTGCCGACCGGAATGCCACGCTCTGGAGCAGGCGGCTTGCGGGTAGAGGTGACTTTCAACTGTGACTCCAGTTTTGCGATGGCGAAGGCGAACTTCACCGGGTCAGTGATGGCGGCCAGTTCCTTGGCCTTCTTGGGGTTCTTGCCCAGCGCGTAGACCACCAGCGCCGGGTTCTCCGCGCCCTGCAGAACCACGCCCTGCTGCACCACGCTCAGCGTCTCCTGCACCGTGGACTCGGCATCGTCGTAGTCGCGCACCTTGAGTTCGGTCTTGGCCTTGGCGTAGCCGTCGAGCTTGGCCTGCCAGGTGCGCTGCTGCTCCTCGACCTGCTGCTGCTGCTGGCGCTTGGCGACCTCTACGGCGTCCTTCTGCTTGTACCAGGACTCAAGCGCCGCCTCGTATCGGTCGGTGTCATAGTCGTGGTCTTCGAGTTTCGGCTTCGAGCCGAGCGCCGGAATGGCCACGCTCTGGGTCTGGGTTGTCTGCTGCTCGCGGACCTCGTACTCGCGCACCTTGCGCTGCAGCTCGCGGTGAGACCGTCGCAGGTCGCGCACCCACTCTGGTGCCCTCTCGGCCTCTGGCTCTGGCTCGGTCAGCGTCTGGCCGCCGAGCGTTATCTTCAGTTCCTGCTCGCCTTCGGCATCTTCCGCTGGTTCTGGCGTCTCTGGCTCTGCTGCCCGCGTATCCTGGGCCTCCAGTTCGTCGAGCGCAGGTGTCTCGCTGGAGCCGTCAGGCTGGGTGACTTCAATCTCTACTGGCATGGTTCTCTTTCACACTCGCACGTTTTCGGCCGTGCGGTTGCCGTTGCCGGAATGTCCGACTTAATCGTCTAGCACTGCCAGCGCTAGGATCATTGCAATCTGTGCATCACGCTCGTCAATGATAATTTGCGCCAGTTTCATGTGCGCCTCAATCGAATCTCGCGCTAGATCGTCAGCGTACGAGAATCGACCGAGGTCAATTTCGATGCGTTCTTGCTGCAGCACCAAGAACTGGCGCTTCGGCTCGGCTTGCGGCTTGGTTTTCGGTGCAGGCTTACGAATGGCGGCCTGCGCCCGAGCATCTGCCGCAGCCTTCTCGGCCTGCAGTGTGGCCAGATACTCCTGAGCCACCCAAGGGTTGTCGAATATCCTGCCTTCAACCACCCACAACGGGCGCGTCTGCTTGGACTTGCCAGACTTGCCGCCACCGCCCTGCACCTCAACAGGAGGAACCTGCTGGCCACCGAACAGCAGGCCTGCGAACAGCGCACCTCCGAGAAGCCGGTTTCTAAGTAGCATTGATGATCGGCGTGCCGTTGCCCTGCGCGTCGGGGCTGAACGTGATGCGCGGCGTGGTGCCGTCCTGCGCCAGGTATTCCTCGGTCGCCGAGCCGAGCCCAGATCGAGCGCCGGCCAGCGCCGCCAGAAGCACGCGCATGATCTCCTCGGCCGTCAGCGTCTCAAGCGGTGTAGACCACACCTCAGCGGCAATCGTGGCC